CACATCAGCAACGATGTAAAAAGAAGAAAACAAAGTAAACGCAAACGACTCACGTTTCGCATTGGCAGCCTAAACGCTGACTAGGGTTTCGACAGGTTTCCTCGTAACAGAATAACCTGTCACTAATTTATGGAGTAATAATGAAAATAACCGATTCGACAAAAATCCCTGATGTTAAAATCATCAATCTTCCCGTCTATAGAGATCACCGCGGTTTCTTTACTGAGACATTCAAACCAGAAGTTGAAGAAGCCCTAGGCGTAAAATTTCTTCAAGACAATCAATCCGTATCACGTAAGTATGTTTTAAGGGGCATTCATTTTCAATGGGATCAACCAATGGGTAAATTGGTTCGTGTCACTCATGGATATGGACTTGATGTTGCAATCGATTTGCGAAAAGACTCTCCAACATATGGGCAGTATCATGCTGAGTTGTTGGGTCCAGAATCAAACAATCAATTGTGGGTACCAGCAGGCTTTGGTCATGCGTTCCTTTCACTAGGAGAATATACGCATCTAATGTACAAATGCACAGCAGTACACAATCCCAAAGCAGAAGCCGCAATTAATCCATTTGATAAAGATTTGAATATCGATTGGCAAACAATTGATGAAATCAAAGACTTCATTATATCAGACAAAGACAGAGCCGCAGGTTCTTTCGCAGATTATAAACTAAACCCAAAATTCTAATTATGAAAAATATTCTAATCGTTGGTGGTGCTGGCTACATTGGCACAAGACTCTCTAATCACTTGTTTGATTTGGGATATAAAGTACATGTGATTGACAACTTTTGGTTTGGTGATAAACTGAATCCAAGTATTTCAAAAGAAAAGAAAAGTCTTTGGGATATCAAGCCAGCAGATTTAACTTCATATGATGCAGTCATGTTTCTTGCTGGATTGTCTAATGATCCGATGGCGATGTTCAGACCAGACTTAAACTTTATTGAGAATTCTTCTGCACCGATGTATCTTGCATTCATTGCTAAAGAAGCAGGAGTAAAACGTTTTGTGTGTGCAAGTTCATGTAGCGTATATGGCTTCACAAAGAACAAGACATTGAATGAAAGCAGTTCAGTTAAGCCAGCATACGCATATGGTATTTCTAAACTACAATGCGAACGTGGTTTAGAGACATTAGAAGATGATAACTTTAAACCAATTATATTCCGTAAAGGTACAGTTGGTGGATGGTCACCAAAGATGCGTTATGACTTAGTTGTGAACACTATGTTGAAGAGTGCATTCACGACACAAAAGATTGTAGTTAACAATCCAAAGATTTGGCGTCCACTAATAGATATTCGTGATGTGATTCAAGGATATCAAAAAGCATTAGAAGCAGACTTGAATGTGTCTGGTGTTTATAATCTCTCTGGTGGCAATATGACTATTGGACAATTGGGTGAAGCAATTCATGGAGAATTAAGAAATAGAGGATATGTTGTTGACTTAGTTGTCAATGAAAACAATGATGTTCGTAACTACAAAGTTACCACAGAAAAAATTGAAGATGAGTTGGGATTCACAGCACAGTTTACCCCTCTAGATTCATTAGCTGAAATACTTGACAATATGGATCCATTGAGTTATAATTTCGATAGTGATGAGTATTCTAACATAACGACATTTCAGAAAGTTTTAGGCAAATGAAGATACTATTAACTGGTGGGTCAGGACTTCTCGGTAGAAATTTAATTTCGCATTTAAATGGACATGAAGTCATTGCACCCAGTAGTAGTGAGTTAGACATTACCGATCCGTTGTCTTTCATACCATTTAAATGTGATTTGGTTATTCATTGTGCCGCTATTGCTAAGTTTGCTGATGCAGAAAAAGATCCACAAGGAACAATAGACACAAACATTCAAGGCACATGTAATGCGTTGAAACATGCGATGAATCAAAATGCTAGATTTGTTTTCATATCATCATCACACGTATTTGATGGACAAAAAGGAAACTATGAACACACAGATTTGCCTAATCCATTAACACGATATGCAAAGTCTAAAGTTGCTGGTGAGATGGCGACTTTAATTTATGAGAAGTCTTTAGTCATACGCACAGAATTTTGTGATGTTGATTTTCCGTTTGATACTGCATTCACAGATAAGTATTCATCTAAAGAGTACATAGATATCATTGCACCTAAGATTGCAGAGAAATGTTTAAGTGAACAAACAGGCATCTGTCATGTCGGATCATCTAGACGTTCTTTCTATGAGTTTGGTCGATTGAGAAATCCAAATGTAAAGCCTGGATCAGTCGAGAACTTATTAAAGACAAGCACAGTCCCTATTTTGATAGATACAAGTTTAATTGAGAATTGAGGAATCATAATGGCGTCAACAGTAATTGCACACATCTACAATGAAGAATATATTCTTCCTTGGTGGTTAGAACATCATAAGAAAATTTTCGATCATGGTATCATTATTGACTATGCATCTACTGATAAGTCTCTTGAAATTATCAAAGAAATTTGTCCTACATGGGAAGTTGTACAATCTAAGAATGCAGAATTTAATGCTAGACTCGTTGACGTTGAAGTCTTAGAATACGAACGTAAGATTGAAGGCTGGCGCATTTGTTTGAACGTTACAGAATTCTTAGTTGGCGACTACAGCAAGTTTTTAGTTGACACGATTAGGTCTACGCAATATTTGATTCCAACAATTACATTTTGGGATTGGCAACCTACTGGCGAATTAGATAAGACTAAACCATTATGGGAACAAAAGACTCGAGGCATTCACTATAAGACAGACTTCATGGCCCGCCGTGCTAGAAGTTTACACAATGTGAAGACGATGGAATATGATGTTGGTCGACATTTTCCTGCACACAACAATGAAGAGATGATGATTTTTCATTATGCAAATTGTATTGCAAGTAAAGGTATGCTTGATAGAAGATTGCAGATTCAAACTAAAGTACCAGAACATGATAGAATTCGTGGATGGGGAAGTCATCACTATCATGGACCAAATGGTGTTATGACTGCTGAGACTCTAAAGGAATTGTGGAGTAAAGATTTACCTAAAGTGACAGACTGTAGTGAAGATATTATTCGATACACTAAAGAACCCGATGAAACATACGCACTAGACTTGGGTTGTGGCGAGTATCCTAAGAATCCATTCAAAGCAAAACATTTGTATGGTATTGATGTAAGAAATGACACTAAGAATAAAATCACAAAAGCTGATTTAGTTATCGAACCAATTCCGTTTATTGATAATTTCTTTGACTATGTGACCGCACATGATTTCATTGAACACATTCCTAGACTGATGTATAACCCAACTCGTAGATATCCTTTCGTAGAATTGATGAGTGAGATTTGGCGAGTATTGAAAGTTGGCGGAAAATTCTATTCTAAGACTCCTGCATTCCCTCATGCGGCAGCTTTTTGGGATCCAACGCACGTAAATATAATCACAGAACAAACATTTCCATTTTATTTCGACAATGAAAAGATGTGGGCTAAAGAAGTTTATGGCTTCAAAGGTCAATTCAGAATCGAAAGTCAGACATGGGATGGACCACATTTATTAAGCACATTAGTTAAGTGCTAAATAAGTAACCCACTAAAATATAGTGGGTCAAAAAAGAAAGGAAAAATATGAGAGCATTACTCGCCGTAATATTTTTATCATTATTGTCGATCACACCTTTGTCACATGCATCGGCATCATTACCAACACTTAAAGAATTATCAGAAGCATCATCAGCACCAAAAGATTCAAGTAAAGCAGACTTGTATTGGATGGCAATGAACATCTATCACGAAGCTGGCAATCAACCACTTATTGGCAAAATTGCAGTAGGCGTAGTGACACTAAACAGACTAAAGGATAAACGCTATCCAAAAAACATTCGTGATGTTGTCACGGAGCCATACCAGTTTTCTTGGTACAATACCAAACAAGCAAACACTCCACCTTCCAACAACATTCGTTGGAAAGAATCATATGAAGTGGCAAAACTTCTATTGACAAAGGCAATAGGTAGTGATATAATTAAACTCTTAGAAGGCGCTACACACTTTCATGCAATTGACGTTAAGCCCGCATGGGTTAACAAAGTGCATAGAGTTGCACAAATTGAAGGCCATATTTTTTATAGATTATAACAGAGGAAATTTTGCAATGAGTATTATGAAAACTGAAGTTAAAGTGAGATCGTATCAGCGTAAGAATGGTTATCCAGCTTACTACTATGCATCAGAGAGTGAGATAAACAATTCGAACTTTCGTACAGCAAAACCAGCAAAGGTACAAACACAATTTGGCTACTACAAAAACGGTAGAATTACATCGGTACGATTCTATGAATCTTAAAATTTTGACTCAGAAAGAATTTGAGGCAGAGATCAAGCAAATTCAACGTGATAGGTTTCCAATTACAATGATTGATGCTATTATTGAATACTGCACTATCAAAAATATTGAAGTCGAGACTGCGGCATCTTTAATTACACCACGCATGAAGTCTTCAATTGAAGGTGAAGCAATGAAATTAAAGATGATTGCACCGAAAGCTAGATTACCCATTGAGGTCGAAGACTGATGAAGATGGATGCTATAGACGCATACAAAGTTTACTTAGGAATTAAAAATCATTTTACGTTAGACAGCTACGACTGGTTCAAGTATAACAAGAAAGTCAATGTAACATACGATTCTTTTTTGAAACGTAAAGACAAAATCTTTTTTGCTAAACTCGGCAATCGTAAAGATGTTTACTTAGAAGAGTTTTTAGTTTCTAATTTTATGCACGACACAAAAATGTGGGTCGGAGAACTTCTGTCTGAAGAGTGTGAAGAACGCTACAAAGAATGGAAACGCAGGCAAGAATCTTTGACGTATGTATTTAAAAATGAGATGGATTTTATCTCTGGTTGGAAGCCAGATGAACTGAATGAATTTTTTAATGCTAAAGGTGGCGACCATCCACCAATCATCAAGAAATACTTAAGAGGAGAAATCAGTCTGGAGACATTAGCAATATTGAATTCACTATTGCATTTTGTCAAACGATATGATACAATGATACATGATCCAATCTACAAAGAGGTAAGCAAGTTATGCAAAAAGTACCAGCCCTTTTTAAATTACGATACGGCACGGATGAAAAAGTCACTCAGAGAGTTAGTAGTGGCTTAGTGGCAGTAATGAGTAAACCTGAGAAGGTTTGCCGTCTATTGACACAAAAAGAGAATTGTGATCGACTATATAATACAGTAGATTATGATAAAAGTGGACAAGCAAAACATACATTTAATACTTAACATACAAGGAATATACTAATATGGCATCATCATCATTTGCAGATTTGAAAAAGTCACGCACCAAAGATTTGGAAAAACTCACAGACGCAGTTTCCAAACTCACAAATAAAGAAGAAGGTAAGAAGTCTTATGAAGACCTTCGCTTCTGGAAACCCACAGTAGACAAAGCAGGCAACGGATTCGCAACGATTCGTTTTCTTCCCGCACCCGCAGGTGAAGACGTGCCTTGGGTTCAAGTATTTCAGCACTCGTTTCAAGGTCCTGGTGGATGGTACATTGAAAACTCGTTGACTACACTCAACAAAAAAGACCCTGTGTCTGAACACAATAGCATTCTCTGGAACTCTGGTTCTGATGCTAACAAAGATATTGCACGTAAGCAAAAGCGTAAGTTGCAGTATATCGCAAACGTTTATATTGTCAAAGACCCTGCAAACTCTGACAATGACGGAACAGTTAAGTTGTTTAAATTCGGCAAGAAGATTTTCGACAAGTTAAATGAAAAGATGAATCCTGAGTTTGAAGATGAGACTGCTGTCAATCCATTTGATCTCTGGGAAGGTGCGAACTTCAAGTTGAAGATTCGTAAAGTTGAAGGCTATCAGAATTATGATAAGTCTGAGTTTGATACATCAGCACCATTGTCTGGTGACGAAGATGATCTAGAGCGTATTTGGAAACAAGAGTACAACTTGTCTGAATTCTTAGATGAAAAGAACTTTAAGTCTTATGATGAGTTGAAAGCACGTTTGAACAAAGTGCTTGGTCTTGAAGATGGTTCTTCTGGTGATAATTATCCGTTGGGAAAACCTAACGTACCAGTTACCGCTTCAGCTAAACCAGCTGCCGCACCTGCTAAGAAAACTACAGTTGCAGACTCAGTTGATGATGACGAAGACTTGAGTTATTTTGAGAAGTTGGCTGAAGATTAATATTTCGTAATCTCCTTTGTGACTTGACAGGGAAGCAATAAAATGCTTCCCTTTTTTTATGCAGGCATACCAGTTTGCAACATAGCATCTTTAATAGGATTCTTAGTTTTGCTCAATGTGCTTGCGTAGTACGTATTAATAGATTGATTATTTCTTTGACTATTATCTGCATTAGTAACAACATTCACATTACCTGTCGTTCCTGTTGTTCCTGTTGTTGCGGCAACAGTTGTACCACCAGTAATAGTTCCCGAGGTTGTTGTTAATGTTGGTGTGACTGCATCTGAAGTGACTGTGTAGTCTGGTTTATAAAGGTCTGCTAAGTCAATACCGCCACTATTATTTCTGTCAAATATTGGATTACCATCTTTATCTAACATCAATACACCAGGTGTATAAACTTTTCGAGTAACTTTTCGAGTGATATCGCCATAACCAGTGTCTACAGTTTCATCAACTTCTTTCATCTCAGATGGCGCTTCAACATACTTGCCATCTTTCATACTGTAAACCATCGGTGGTGAATCTGGACCACCATAATCACCATAGGAACTTACAGCGGCTTGTGGTGCATTTGCTCTACCTGCCATAATGATTGCATCTTCTGCGGGTGTGCCACCAAAAACACCTCTTTCTATTGACGCATCTAATTTGCCAGTGCCTGCTTTGTCAGTACCCCTTCTCAATTCTTTTGTCAGACCAGTAGATAACTCTTTGTAAGTTTTTTTATTTAAAAGTTTTGATGCGTTATCAAGAGCGGCTGCATCAGCGGCATATGCTTCTTTAAATGCAGTCGTAACAAGTTTAACAACTTCTGAAGCGGCTTTACCTGAAGAAAATGTCTTGTCTGATGCGCCCACTTTGGCAGCGTAGGTATCAGCAGAGTTTGGATCACCTTTTCTCATACTAAAAAAGACACCATCTCTATTGTTCATTGAACACATAAGAAAATCATAAGGGGCTTGTTTTCCTGTTGCAACTTCGGCTGTTTTCGTTGCATTAAATCCAACTTTGAGTAAACTATCACAAAGGTCAAAATATTCTTTAGGTGGATTATCAAATGGTGCTTGTAAATCTACGATTGCGTTAAGATTATTATTTCCACTAACACGAACGATACGCCAAACTGTTGGAACAGGCACATATCTTTTACCACCACCACCACCAAATAAACTATCAAAAATGAAGCCACCTATGGCACCAATAATTGGATTACCACCCGAAATAGCAAGACCTATGTATACTCCTGCACCCGTAGCTACCGCACCTTGAACGTCACCTT